ACAACTAGTAATGGAGATGGTACATTTACAACAACACCAACAACAGCTTATAGTGCTTTACACTATAGAAACAAAACAAGTGATATAGCAGGTGGAAGCTTAATAGCAGCTAACAATCTAGAAGATTTACAGGATGTTGTAACTGCACGAAGTAACCTAGGATTAGACGATACTATAACTAATGCAAGCGTAGAAGGTATTATACTACATAAAGCTATAATTGATATAGAACAATCTGAAAAAATAGGCACCATTGAAACCTTAAAAGATACAGTTACCTACGATAGAGTTGGAGAAATAGTTATAGCATCAGCTACTAAACCATTCAATGACTGTTTAGTAGCTGATGGTACATTATACAAAAGGGAGGATGTGCCGAAGCTTTGGGAATATGCTTTAAGTAGCGGGAATATAGTTAGTGATGAAAAATGGAAGAATGGTTTTAAGGGTGCATACAGTTTTGGAAATGATGTAGATACATTTAGAATACCAGACTTGAGAGGGGAGTTTCTTAGGGGTGTTGACAATGGTGCATTAATTGATAATAATAGAATTATCGGTAGTAATCAAATTGATACATTTAAGAAGCATACGCACAGTATTGGTCATTATGAGGTTTATGGCTCAGCAAATGAAGAAGGCAGTAGTGATGTAAGTTATGGGACTTCTTATAAGACTAACCCTACTGGAGATAAAGAAACAAGACCAAGAAATATTGCAGTTTTATACTGTATTAAATATATATAAGGATATACAATGAGTTTAAGTGAAGATATAATTAAGTTTACTGGGTTAGTACAGAACTGGGCAGGTAATATATCAGATATGTTTTATAGTGATGTAGCTAAAGATGTAACTATAAAAGTAATAGATGCTAACGGTGATGTAGTTGAAAAACAAATACCAAATCACAAGAAAATGAGTGATGCTTTTGACACTTGGAAGAGTGAGATAGGTATTAAGAATACAAACGGAGAAGTTACTGCCGATGATGGTAGCCCTTTGAGTGTTGCTAAATTTGGAGGTATGACGCTAGCTGAGTATGATAGTATGTACAATACCTTTTTAAATAAGACTAAAATTAAACTATCTCCTGATAATAAAAATGGTGGTATGGTATTTTATGATAAAGCTTTATTTGTAACTGAAGACAACAAAATACTAGCTTGGGGTGAAGATAATGAAGACATACTAAACTATGGTGGTTTAAATAACTCTATTATGGAATTGCAACAAGCAAATGAAAAAATAGGCATAAATATATCTAAGATATGGGGATGTGGGCAACATATAGCAGTATTGTATGAAGATGGTGATTTATATATGAGAGGACAGCAGGAAGCAGGTCATTTTGGTATAGGAAATACTGCTAATCAAATGCAATTTGTATTTAGTAAGTCTAATGTTAAAGATTATTTTTCTAGTTCTACTGGCGACCAAGATGAAAGCCCAATGTCTGCTTGTATTTTAAATGATGGTACTGTTGTAACTTGTGGAGATAATGGAGATGGAGAATTAGGAATAGGTAATACTACAAATACTTACACTTGGACTGTTGTATATGATGATACAACTGACCCTACTATTAAATGTGTGATTAATGGAGATAATATAGCTTCATTTCATTTACTTACTGCAAGTGGTAAGGTATTCATTTCAGGTTATAATGGTTATGGACAATTAGGTAATGGTACTACTGGTACTGTAACTACATTAACTCAAATAGTTCCTAGTGTAGATGGTAAAATCATAGATATAGTTGCAACAGGTTACTATGATGCTACATATTCTGGCACTACTTCATTACTTACAGATAGTGGCAGGGTTTATTGTACTGGATATAATGGTCAAGGACAACTTGGTAACGGTACAACTACTAACTCATCTACTTTTAATGAGATAGTTTATCCTGATGGACACGATGTTACTACTGACCCAGTAATAGAGATAATTGGTGGTATGAGAGCATTTTTTTATAGAACACAAGGTTTAAATCTATATTCAGTAGGGGAAAATAATAGAGGTCAATTAGGTATTGGCAACACAACTAATATGACAGCATTTACTAATATATTATCTAATGTTACTAAGGTACATCATATACAAAGTGCTGATGCAAGTCAATATAGTTCTTTGGTTGCATTAACTAGTGATAATAAACTATATGGTTGGGGTGACAATGCACAAGGTCATTTAGGTACTGGGAATACAGTTGACCCAACTTCACCTAAAGAGTTAAGATTTGGACATACTTCAAAGATAAAAGATATTTGCAATAGTGGGTATGCTGATGGGATTACATTATATTTTGTTTTAACTGATGGTACTATTTATGGCTCTGGTAAGAATGAAGATGGACAAATAAGTCCAAATAGACCAGGCGGTTATCACGCTGAATTTACACAAGTAAGGATTTAGAAATGTTAGTATTTTTAACAAAAAACTTCACTCAGGGCAGTGAAGCAGTAATAAAAGAAAGTTTATTAGATTTTGTAGTAGTTGAAACTGTAAAACCTGAGGATTATAAACAATGGGCAATAGATTTAACTAAAGATGTAATATATCAAAAAAGATTAGACTATTGTTTTAATAAAAGAACAGTTGCTTATAATAAACTAAATCAAGATGAGCTTAGATTTGATGATTTAGAAAACAACACTACAACTTGGCAAGATGCTATTAATGCTATAAAAGCTAAATATCCTAAACCAGTATGACAGCTAGTGTAGCATTACAGATTACTGGTATGGTGTTTGCAGGTATCTTTGGTTGGGCATATGTTAGGTTCACACTAGCAGCTCATACCAAAGAGCTTAAAGAACAGAAAGAGTGGTCTGATAAGAGTGATAAAGATTTAACAGAGAGAATCAATGCAAGTTTTAAGCGTATTGATAGCGACTCTGATAGATTACTAAAGATTGAGACATCACAAAGTGGTTTGTTAAGTCTTTCAGCTGCAAGGGCAGAGTTTGTATCTAAAAGAGAATTAGAACTTCAGATGCAATTAGTTAACCAGGTTATGACCTCAATACAAAAAGAGGTGGATAGAGATGGAAAGAAGTTAGATAAGATTCTAGAGATTCTAGATGAACGAGATTAAGGATAATAACAATGAGTTTTTTAATACAATTACTATTGAAGTTTGCTACTAGTAAAGCTGCAGAGCAATTAGTGGCTATAGGTGTAAATAAGTTACTGGCAAGTAAAGATGCTGGTATAGGTAAAGAACTGGCAGATACTATGATTAATGGTATTGCAGAATCTAAACACAACCCTACAACTAAAGACGTGTTCTCAGCAGCTATAGGGTCGCTGGGAAAGTAGAAGGTGTTGTAATACACTGTTCAGATTCACCTCAAGGTAGAGGAGATGATGTAACTACTATTGACAGATGGCATAGAGAACGAGGGTTTGACTCTATAGGTTATCACTATGTTATCCTAGAGGATGGTACAGTGCAAACTGGTAGACCTTTAGAAAGCTATGGTGCGCACTGCTTAGGTTACAACCATTATGTAGGTGTATGCCTAATAGGTATAGATGAGTTTACAACTGAACAGTTTAACAGCTTAGAAACTCTTATAAGAGGGTTTACAGTAGATAGTGATAAAGTTATTGGTCATAATAAGGTAAGTCCTAAGACATGCCCTAACTTTAGCGTAGAAGCCTTTAAACTGGCTAGGGAACTCTAAGTACCTCGGAGGAGCTAAAAGCTCTTCTAGGGTGTTTAAATGAACGATAAGGAGCACGTATGTATATACAAACATGTAAAGTATACAGTAAAGGTTTAAACTATATTGTATGGGAACAAAGTGAAACTCCTAAAGGTGTGTTTATAGTACACCTTGGTGGTGATAATAAACGTAAACTGTATCAAATGATGCAGGAGTTATTAAAAGAAGAGTTCGTAGGGCAAGAGATTTATTTCTGTAGCCAACAAGATACGTATTGGAGGAATAATAGTGAATACGATGGACAGTATACAGACGGTACAAAAGTCTACAGATATACAGGCAAAAGGTGATATACTAGAATTACAACAGCAATTACAACAGTTAGATACTATATATGAGCCTCCTACTTTACATCACTTTGTTGATGGCATGTATTGTAGAGAAGCTATAGTGTTAGCAGGCTCAATGTTAATAGGAGCTACCCATAAGAAAGCTTGTATAAATCTATTAACTGAGGGGACTATTGTAGTTTCTAATGGTACTGAGGATATTATACTGAAAGCACCTCAGACATTTATAGGTAATAAAGGTAAACAAAAAGTAGGCTATGCACTAACAGATGTTGTATGGGTGAATGTGTTTCGTACAGATGCTTTAAGCATTGATGAAGCAGAACAAGAACTCTTTGAAGAAGAGATATATAAAGCAAAGGATTGATATGGGTGGTTTTATAACAGCTGCTGTAGTAGTGGGCACATATAGTGCAGACCAAGCTAATAAAAGACAAGATTCTATAGCGTCAGCTAGAAATGAAGCAAATCAAGCATCTTACGCAAGAAGTACAGCACTAGCTGAACAAAATGCTGTAGATAGAAAAGAAGAACTATTAAGAAGGTTTGGCGTATCTTCAGGTAAATTACAAGATACCTCTAAAGATATAACAAAAGGAGCATCTATTAAACTAACTGCTCTAGATATGGAACTAGCTAAAGCACAGAGTGTTACAGATAACAAGTTAGCCACACAACATATAACTGGTAGATTAGCAGATAGATTACGTAATACAGTAGATATTTCAGGTGCTATGCAGAAAGGTAATATATTACAAGATACTGAAGCACAGCTACGTGATGTAGGTAATAAGCTAGAGACTATGACTATGAACGTAGAATCTGAACAAATGAACCTAGATATTGATTTATCTAATAGTATTAATACAGCTAATAATCAGTTAGTAGCTGGCACAGCTTATAGCCAGTCAACAGGACTTGCAGGTGTAGTTGCCTCTGGAGTATCTTCAGGGACAGCAGCCTACTCAGCAGGTGCAAGGTTTGGAGAATAATAAATGGGATTAACATATACACAAACAAAACAAGGTCAGAATGTATCATCACTTGCAGTTCCTTCAGCTCCTAAGGCTAAGGATACTAGAGTTGCTACACAGAACATAGATATACCTAAAGGTTGGCAAGAAACATTACTACCAACCTTACTAAACTCTGGTATGAAAGCATATGGTGAGATGCTAAACGACACTAAGAGAACTACAGAGCTGGAAACATCTAATGTAATTAATCAGCTGGATGCTGCTGAGTCTAGATTCGATGGGTTCGCTCAAGTTGCTAGAGAAGATATGAGTAAACTTGATATACACTCGCCAACATATGATGCAGATGTAAAACAGTTACAAGGTGTTATAGATGCTGCAAGCCCTAGTGCAAAGTTACAGAGAACACAAGATGTCTATGGTAATCATATAGAGACTCTGAACGCAACAGAAGGCTTAAAAGAATCTGATAAGAAGAGTGTAATTAGTAAGTTTAATTCGTTACTAAACACTAGAGTTAAAACACAGCGTTCTGCTTCATTTAAAGAGAAGAGAGCTGGTGCAGTTAGCGATATTAAAGATAAAACTAACAAGTTAATACAGCCTTTAGTTTTTACAGGTAACTTTGATTTAAAGGTAACTGAGAAAGCTGTAAACGATTTAATGGCTTGGGGATATACAGAGACTGAAGCAAGAACTCAAATTTACTCTATAGTTGATAAACAGATAGATAATATATGGGATAATAGAGATGCTTTAGAGGATATGTGGTTAGAGCTAGATGCTCAAGGGTCAACTCAAGAAGCTATATTAGAAACGAAAGTATCTAAAGCTATTAATAAGATAGATGAAGATGCACTTAGAGCAGAACAAAGAAAGATTAAGGCTACTGCAGCTCTTAAAAAGAAAGCTGAGGTTAAGCTTAAAGCTAAGAAAGCTAAAGACCTTAAGGAAGCTAAATACCGTAATAAAATACTAGTAGAAGCAGGACAGTTCTCAGCTACTAATAGTGACCATATTAAAGATGTATTTGCTGCTAATTATACTGAAGGTTCTATAGAGGTAGATGCTGCAGGTTCGTGGAGTATAGTAGCTACACCAGAGGTTAAGGCTTCGTTTAAGAACAAACTTCTAGCGTTAGAACAAGAAACAGCTGAATACAAAACATCTCTAGACTTACTTAAGAGTGTTGAGAATGGGTATCTTGTGGATTATGGTGACTTAGAGAACACTAAGAATAAGAAAGCATTACAAACAAAGGTAGATAACCAGATTACACCTGCGTTAGATGCTGTATTAGCTGGTGACACTGGACAGCCTTTAAATATTGTAGCACATTACATGGAGAACCCTGATGTATATAAAGAGATACAGAAGAAGATTACAGGTAAAGTTCAGGATGCTTTATCATTATTTAATAGTAAAGATACTGAAGACCAAGCGTTACCAGCACTGTTAGGTATCTATAAGAATATGCCTATAGAATTACGTAAAGGTATGTCAGACTCAAACAGAGAGTATCTAAATCTAGCTATGGTTGTTGGAGACCATCCTACATTGCTTAGTGGCCTTAAAGAGATTTATAGAAACTCCGAGAGTGTTGAAGACGCTAGGGACACTTTAAATGCTGATGGTAATAAAGAGTATACTAAAGCAATGGAAGGTGTACATGATGTTACTAAAGCTAAACAGTTCTTCAGTAGAATGTATAAACTTACTAAAGACCCTAAGGTGGCTGGAGAAATGGTAGCACAGACATATGGACTTGTAGAAGAATATGGTGTTAATATGTCTAGAGACTTATGGACTGAGTTAGAAAGCACTGCTACTAAGAGTGGTGATAAAAGTAATTACATAGAACTTACGCAAGGATTAACACTATCATATGTAAGAGCTAAAGCTGGAACAGAGAATGTGACAGATGTTAAGGTTATAAAAGATGGTGAACATATAAACATATTATATGGCAAAGAGATAAATGGTGTAACATACCCAGGCAAGCTTAGGCTAATGCATAGTGAGTTACAGAAGTACTTAACACATGGAATTGGTGTACACCTTAAAGATGCTGGCAATTTAAAGCTTAGTAATAGAAGGTATAGACACAATACACAGTTATAGAGTTGGAGGATAAACTAAATGGCTAGACAATTAATACAACAAGAGTATCATAATGAACCGATAGTACCTAAAGAGGAGTTAATAGACTCTTCAATAGGACTTGGAGGTAGACCACAGGATGCAGGTAAAGAGCTTTTACAGAGAGCTACGATATTTGGTGCTGCTTCTAAAACAGAAGAGCACGCGATAGATATACCTGCTAAAATAGAGGCATCTGTAACGAATGTTGAAGACGGTATGACAGATGATGAGATATTTGCAGAGTCTGAGATGAGAGTAGAGAGGTTAAAAAAAGAAGCTATAAAACCTGATGCTTATGATAAACTTATTGAACAAGGTATACCTGACCATTTAGTTTATAGAGCCTTTAAGGATAAACCTGAAACTCAGTATGACCTATTGTATTCTATAGAGAAATACAAGGATTATGATAGAGCTGATAAGAATATAGCTGATAATGCAGATGCTGTCGATTATCTATCTATTGTAATAGCTACGTTTGGGGATGTAGATACCTTAGCAACTGGAGGTGTTGGTACTATACTAAAGACAGCACGTACAGGAACAAAACTAGCTACAGTGTACTCTAAAGGCGTAGCAGCACAAAAGAAGTCACCAGTAATCTCTAGTGCAATAGCAGGTACAACATATGCTGGTTTAAATCAAGCGTTAATTAATCATTATGGTGGAGACTCTAACAGTGATGCTATTAAACATAGTGCCTTGTTTGGTGCTGGTATTGGTACAACATTAGGTTGGATGATGAAGACTAGTAATAAGTTTTCAGAGAGTGCTAGGAATGTTGTAACTGCTGATGGGACTAAACAGAACCATGGTGAGTATATAACACAAGAGATTAATAAACTAGATGAAAATATTAAGGTTCTTGAAGGAAAACAAGCACTAGAGAAACAGTTGAAGACTCAGAATGATGCTAAGATTGTTCAGAAACTTGATGAAGCTAAAGACCTTGTAACTACAACTAAGAAAGATTTTAAACAGTTCCTTACTCACGTTAAAGCTTCAAGTATTAAGCAGATTACAAAGAGATTAGATAAAGTTAAAGATGAGTTTAAGTTTCACGAACAAGCTGTTAAGAATGTTGACGAACTTAAGAAGACAGCGAAGGTTCTTAAAGATGAATTAGAGTTTATACGAAGTAAGGTCGCTAATGCTCAGAAGAAATCTGGTGGACATGGCACAACAACTAAGAAACAATTAGCTAAGAGAAAAGCCTTAGCTACTAAAGACTTTGCAGATGTGCGTAAGCAGATAGCTAAATATAGTAAGAAGATTAAATCTGAACAAGAATTAAAACAATTACATAAAGATATGAAACACCTAGATGAAACAATAGCTAGAGCTACAGAATTACAGAGTAATGTTAGTAAAGCAGAAAGCATTTTAAAGAAAGCACCTACAGTTAAAGGTAAGAGTCATGAAGAACTTAGGAAAGTAGAGCATGATGATACAATAGAAGGTAAATTAGCTGCTATTAATAAACAGTTAGAAGGAACTAATCATAAAGAGCTTAGAACATCTCTAGAGGAGAATAAGAAAGCTTTAGAACGTGGCGAGACTCCTAAAGGTGTACATAAAGAGATGTTAACTAGAAAACAGAAGCTGCAGGAAGACTTAGATGAATACTTAAGTAATCCTTTAACTCCTGAGAGATTAGCTGAGAACCCTATGTATAATCACATGGTAACTATGGTTGAGAAGTGGGTGCCTAGAATATCACCAGTTAGTAGGCTGTTTGTATCAGATAACCAAGCTACTCGTTCTATTATATCATTACTATCTCCACCTATAGTTGCTATGGATACATTTGTAAATAACCTTACAGCTAAAACATTCATTAGAGATATGAAGCTTAAAGTTAATGCTGTAATGCAAGATATTAATAGTGATTACGAAGCTTACATCAAAGCTAATAAGAAACCTATGACAGTTATAGAGTATTTCCATATGGTTGAAGTAGAAAGACTGAATCAAATAGGTAAACAGCATAGGGAACTGGTTAAGAGTATGCCAAACATAGCTAAAGAAGGTGAAGAGTTATCAGATGTATTTAAAGCAGCTCGTAACGAGATGAATATAGAATACAAACATCTTGATAAGAACATTGAAGCTTCTATGAGAAAGTTAGAGAACTACTATAGTTCTATGGGAGCAACTGGTAAAGAGTTAAAGATTACTAATCTTATGGATGTATCTAAAGCTGGTTATGGTGCACAACTATACAGTGAGAAAATAGCTAGAACTATGGGTAAGGAAGCTTTCGTTGACCACCTAGTTAAAGCACAACATAGGTTTGCCATTGATAACCACCTACCTATAGAACCTGAGAGATTTAAAGCTAGTGCTGAGACTGCACATTATATGGCGTTAAGTGAGAACCAGAGGTATGAGAAGAACTTTAGAGAGTTTGCCCCTAAGACACAGACGTCTACAACTGGCGATAAACAAAGAAGTATTCGTATATATGCAGATGATATGGCTAAAGTTCAAGATGAGAATACAATATTAAATATGATGACATATTCTAGAGCTATGGGTGGTAAGTTTGGCCTTAAGAAGTTCTTAGGGATTGAAAACAAAGCTGACATAACTCCTAGGCTTAAAGCAGCTGGTGTAAGTAACGAGAAGGAGCTTAAAGACCTTAATGCAGTTATAGATACTATAGCAGGGTTCAGAGAAGCCCCTAGATACTCTGAGGACTGGGAGAAGATGTTACACGGTGCTAGTACTGTTTCTAGTATCTTACACACAATGGGGTTTGGTATCGCATCATTAACTGAGGTGTCTACTGTTGTAGCGAACACTGGGTTTATAAACACTATGGGAAGCTTGATACCTGCATGGAAAGGCACAATGAAGGCTTACAGTAAGAACAAGTTATCAGATAACGATATAATGGAAGCTAGTATACTACGTGAAGTTGGTAACCATAAGTTTGGTATGGAAGTAAACAGGTTTGAAGTTGAAGGTGACCTAGGGTTACAACATAAAGCTCAAGCTTTTGGAGATACAATAGTTCATAAGATGGCTAACGCTTCAGGGTTAACATTCTTAACAGACTGGGGTAAAGTTGCTAGTGATATGGCAGGAACTAAGTGGATACTTGATATGGCTAGAAGTAAAACACTAAGTAAAGCTAATAGACGAAGGCTGAACCAGAATGGGATTAGTGATAGTGATTTACAAAATATAGCTGAGAGTTTACATACAGATGGTAAGCTTACAGGTTTCGATAGAGCTAGGCTTAGTCCAGAGCTTCTTGATAGATTTGATAGAGCTAAACTAAACATAGCTTACAATAGTATTTTACATCCAGATGGTATGAATATGCCTAGGATAATGACTGAAGGGTCTGACAAACTATCTAGAACACTAAACAATAGTTTATTTAAGTTCATGAGGTTTCCTATAGCTTCTTATGAGGCATTACTATTAAATGGTATTGCAACAGCAGATGCACAACAGGCTATCGCAGTGGCATTACAGTTCGCTATGTGGAGTCAAATACTATTAGCTAAAGACGCTATGAATAACTGGGGTGAGAATAAAGATAATAAAAGATACAATCCAAACACAGAGGAAGGTAGATTAAAGTTACTACAAGATACTATGATGGCTTTGAGTCCTATATCTGGGCCTATGGCTATTGGTAATTTTGCTAGTCAAGCAACTAGAGGTGAGAGTCTTAATGGCTATGCATCACCATTGAGTGGTGGTATTACACTAAAAGATGCCCAAGGTATACCTAGAGGTGATATACCACTAAACCTATACGGTTTTAAGATGACTAAGATGTTAGAAAATTTAGATAAGGTAAACAAGGTATCAAAACCTAAAGTTATACTAGAGAATGAATATGAGTTCAATATAGGAGATTAGAATGGCAAAAGCAAGTTTAGAGAGTTTGAACGCTCTCCACGACTTAGTGGCACGAGAATTAGCTAAAGGTCTAGAAGACCCTAAGATACTTTCAGCTGCTATTAAGTTTTTAAAAGACAATGATATAACAGCAGACCTTATGACTGATGAAAGTGAAAACTCTCTCGGGTCTATGATTAAAGAGCATTTAAAGATGCCAAGTGCTGATAAGAAACTATCAGTAGAGGATATGTTATTAATGGGTGCATAGAAGCACGTTAAAGTACCTACAAGGCGTTAAGTCTTGTAGGGTAACCTAAGGGTTGCCTGAGGGTTTTAAGAGCTTGTAGAGGCTTATAGAACCTTGAGGTGTCTCATAGACAAAATACAATAATCATGGAGGATTAATAATGAGAATATGTACTGAGTGTAATGTAAATAAAAAGAACAATGATTACTATAAAGGTAAGTCAACTTGTAAGGATTGTTACAAAGCTAGACAACTAGCTAAGTATCACAAAGCTAAACCACTAAGGACTTGTAGAGGTTGTGGATTAAAAGCAGTTACTATAGATGAACTACAACTATTTGCTCAATGCAAGAGTAAGAAGCATGGGTGTCATACTATTTGTAAGGAGTGTGATAACAAAACACATAAGAAGTACAGAGGGACTCCTGAGGGTAGTGCAGCATCTAAAGAATCTAGTAAGAAGCATTACTATAATAATCAAGATGAAATACTACAGCAAAAGAGAGACTATATGAAACAACCAGAGGTTGCTAAAGCTAGAAAAGAATATGAGAAAGAACGTAGTAAAACTGAACATAGAAAAGAATGGAGTAAGAATAATAGGTTAAAAAGAACATATGGAATAGACTTACAAGATAAAGCTAATATGTACGCACAACAAGAAGGTAAGTGCAGGGTATGTAATCATCACTACTCTATAGATAAATTAGTTATAGACCATAACCATAAAACAGAAGAGGTTAGAGGTTTATTATGTTCTCCTTGTAATATGGCATTAGGATTACTAAAAGATAATCCAGATGTATTATTAAGAGGAGCTATGTATTTACAGGAGGAGGGTTATTATGGATAAGACTAAAAGAGATTTATTAGCTCTAGAGGAATTTAAAGTATTCTACGCAATGACTTGGGAGCACTTAAGACTTCCAACACCAAGTAGATTACAATTCCATATGGCAGAGTTCTTTGAAGAGGGGCACCCTAGGTCAGTTATACAAGCACTAAGAGGAGGGTCTAAAACATGGACTGTTGCTACTTATGTGTGTTGGAGGTTACTACGTAACGCCAATGAGAAAATTCTTATCGTATCTGCATCTGGAGGACACTCTGATAATATTGGTATATTTATACGTAAGTTGATAGAAACTATGCCTATATTAGAACACCTAATACCTAAGATGTCTAAAGGGCACCGAACAAGTAATACAGCCTTTGATGTAGATGGTAGTGAGATTACTGTTCAGCCTAGTGTAAAAACTCTAGGGATTACCAGCCAGTTACAGGGAAACAGAGCTTCAATTTTAATAGCAGATGACGTAGAGACCAGTCAAAACGCTATGACAGAGATGCGTAGAGAACAGCTTAGAGCTCAAACTGCAGAATTTGAGGCTATACTACAGACAGGTGAAAATAATCAGATTATTGTATGTGGTACACCTCAAACTGCTGAATCAATATACACAGGGTTCAGAGAAGATGGTTATGTAACTAGGATATTCCCAGCTAGATATCCAGATGACATAGATTTATATGCTGGGTGTCTAGCACCATACATGATTAATGATTTAGCTATAAACCCAGAGCTTGTAAATACACCTACGGAACCTAGATTCCCTGAGGAAGACCTTATAATGAGAGAGAACCGTTACGGTCGTTCTGGGTTTAAATTACAATTTATGTTGGATACAACACTTAGTGATGCTGAGAAGTACCCACTGAAGCTTAAAGATTTAATAGTAACTGACCTTGACATACATGAAGGCCCTAGTGCTATCTCATGGAGTTCAG